ACTGATTATTTGGAAGTTCAATCACTTCAAGCAATAAGAACTAGTGGACTTAATCCCTCTGCCGGTATTGTCGGATTTAAGGATTATAATAAAGTTGCTGCCGGTTCGGAAGGAGAAAGAGCTCTCGGCGGAGGAACTTCTGATGGGACAGAAACAACCAAGGCAGAATTTAGATACGAAGATAAGTATCTGAGAGGTTCTAGTACAGAATTGGTTTATGATACTCCGTTTAATACTGGTACTTTGAGAATGCAAAAAGGATTTTTCAGAAGAACTGGTAAACAAGAGAGAAGTGTTGCATTAACATACCCAATGAGTTATACATTAACTGTTGCGGATCACGGTGTTGTTTTCTATCTAAGAGACCAGGCCGCAAGCGCACAAGCAGACGATTACGCATGGTTTGTTATTCAGAGACACGTTGATTCTACAACTGGTGTTCCGGATTATGATTCATTATCACAACCAGTACACTGTGTATATCAAACTTCAGAGCCACCATTGTTGTACTCTGATCTAACTCCTTTCTTCTCTGTAGACGAATCTACGGGAGAAACTACTGATAGAACAACTTCTGTTTTTGTAGAAGGATTGACAAATCAATTTGGATCTAGAATCTTTGACTTCAGAGTTGACGAATTCGTAGAACAAGAATTGAAGGCCTTTGATATTGAGAACCAAGGACGATTCAGAAGATTCGTAGTTCGCGAGAAAGACGTACTGAAACCTTGGGATAGACACGTTTTCGCCGGTATATCTGAGACGGACTCTCATGCGGTACTAAATATATTAGAACAACTTGCATTGAATGAAGACGGACAATTAGTAATCCAGTTCCCGAATAGATTGGGATCACAAAGATACTTCTTTACAGGAAAAGAATTGGATTTGATTGCGTTTTCTGATGGAGGTGCCGTAGGTCAGGATACTTTGATAACAAGTGATCGATTCAGTACTACTGGTACAACAGATAAGAGAAGACTGTATAAGGCACTTATGTCAACGAAACCTTTTGGTAATGGTATGAGAGTTTTGACAATGGTCGCTGGATATGGAATCACATCATCACAGGCGGATACACGGCTCCTATCATCGTAAGTAGGAGTAACATATGTCTAACTCTACTATCCCAATTAGAGTTAATAAGGATGGCACAGGAAATACCGAGGGGCTCGCTGAATTCCAAACCGGCGAGCACATCGGCCTGGAACATGGTGGAACTGGTGGATCTAATGCCGCAGAAGCGAGAACTAATTTAGAACTTGCAAGTATTGCTGTATCTTCAGATTATACAGATCTGATTAACAAACCAGTATTAAGAACATTTAGGTATGTTATAGATACTCCTGCTAATCAGTGGGTTATTCAGCACGATAAAGGGACTACTTCTTTTCATGAAAAACTTTTTGAAACGGATGGGACTCCATTTCTTGCTTATGTAGAAATATTAAGTCCGAATAGTTTTAAAGTACATCTTTCCGAAACAATTACTGGTTATGTCGATGTTATTTTCGACAATGTTGAATTATTACCAGATAATTAACATTTAAACTCTCTTCTTTTTATAAATAGAACACTGTCGATTCGAGTTACCGGATCATTTAATTTTGCAAAACTAAATCTTTTTAACAGAGAGGAAAAAAATGTCTAATAAGTATATTAAATTTCACGGCATTAAACTTGCAGATAATTCAGTAATCGAAAGTTTACGAATTGAGCAAGTCGCTGCCGATCCCACACCAGCGGCCGCTGGTCGTTTGTGGTATAATACTACTGATAAAGTATTTAAGTTCTCTAGTTTAGACGGAAGCGATCAAGTCGTAGTACGTCAGGCGGTATCTCTTCAAGAGATGACATCGGCAATTGCAGTAGAAACAGCTGCGAGAGTTGCAGATGTTAATGCTGAAGAATCCGCAAGACAGTCTGCTGACGCTGCGATTCAATCTGAACTAGACGCCACACAAACTGGTGCTGGTCTATCTGCTGACGGTTCATTAGCCAGTCACAGTGGAACAAACTATATTGATAGTGCAACAACCCTTAAAGGGACTGACGCATTGTTGGATGCTGCGATCAAAGCAGTATCAGACGAAATTAACACTAGCCAATCTGGCACAGGGTTAAACACAGACGGTACTTATACCGCTGATGGTTCGTCAAACTATATTACTGGTGCAACCTCATTAAAGAATGCTGATTCTTTATTGGATGCCCAGATCAAGACAAATGCTGACGCGATCACTGCCGAAGCCTCTTCAAGAGCTTCTGCAGACAGCGCAAACGCAACGTCTATTGGTAATGTACAATCTGAGTTAGATGCAACTCAAACAGGTGCTGGACTTGGTGCCGATGGTGCGTATAGTGCCAATGGTGCGATGACCTACATCCATAGTGCATCATCTTTGACTAATGCTGACGATCTTTTGGACGCAGCTGTTGCCGCAGTTCAATCTGAATTGGATGCGACACAAACTGGTGCTGGTCTTGGAACAGGTGGTGCTTATACTGCAAATGGTTCTACGAACTATCTTGCTTCTGCGACTTCATTAGTATCTGCTGACGAAGCTCTTGATGCACAGATTAAGTCTGTTGCTGATTCAGTTGCCGGTTCAGTATCTAGTGGTATCACAGGACTTCAATCAGAAGTTGATGCTATAGAAAACGCAGTTGGTCTTGCTGCTGACGGTACGTTTGTATCATACAGTGGTACTAACTATCTTGACTCAACAACATCTATGACAACCGCTGACGTAGCACTTGATAGTGCGATTAAGGCAGTTTCTGATGTCGCTGACGCTGCAGTAGTGAGAGCTGGTGATACAATGGGTGGTACTCTGAATATGAGCACCAACAAAATCACTAACTTGCCTTCTCCTACTGACGATGCGGATGCCGCGACTAAGGGTTATGTAGATGCAACTGCTTCTGGTCTTGATGTTAAGGCATCAGTACGAGTTGCTACAACAGGCAATACGTCTATCGCAAACTTAGGCGCAGGAACTCTTATTGACGGAGTAACTTTGGCAGAAGGCGATAGAGTACTTCTTAAAGATCAGGTGAATGCATATGAAAATGGTATCTATGTAGTCGGATCAGCAGCTGCTGGTGGCACAAGAGCCGCAGACTTTGATTCTGATGGCGAAGTCACTTCTGGTGCATTTACATTTGTCGAAGAAGGTACTGCTAACGGAAGCAATGGTTACGTTCTTGTAACTGCAGATGCAGTCACAGTTGGTTCTACCAATATGTCATTCGAGCAGTTCTCAGGAGCTGGACAAATCGAAGCTGGTGCTGGTATCAAGAAGAATGGTAATGAACTGTTCTTATCATTTGGTGCTGGTGTTGTAGAACTACCTTCTGACGAAATCGGTCTAGACCTTTCGGCTGATTCTGGTATGATGATGTCTACAAATGGATCTAGTCCTTCAACAGATGCTGCCGCTCAGCTGCAGTTGAAGTTGGACGGTGCTACTCTTACAAAATCAACGTCTGGTGTTAGAGTTGCTTCTTCAGTAATCACTGACATCTCCACACTTCAGTCTGATGCTACTAGTCTCCAATCTGAATTGGATGCTACTCAGACAGGTGCTGGTCTTGGTGCTGATGGTTCGTACACAGCGAATGGTTCTACCAACTACCTTGGTTCTGCTACATCATTGGTTTCTGCTGATGAAGCTCTTGATGCACAAATCAAGTCTGTTGCAGACTCAGTTGCCGGTTCAGTAACAACTGGTATTTCTGGTCTTCAAACAGAAGTTGACAATGTAGAAGCAGCCGCTGGTTTGAATACAGATGGTACGTTCTCTGCTCACAGTGGAACAAACTATCTTGACTCTGCGACAACGATGAAGGAAGTAGACGCCGCACTAGATTCGCAACTTGCATCTAGTACTGCTGAGTTAGACTCTTTGATCTCTGATGTTGAGGGAGACCTCGCAACAGAAACTGCTGCTAGAATTTCTGGTGACAGTGCGATCAGATCTGCTGTAAACTCTACGAAGTTTACCTTCCAGTCTACATCAACAGCTACGACTCACACAGTTTCTCACAACTTGAACTCCAACTTCTTGGTTGTACAAGTTATGGTACTGGGTGATGACGGATTGTACGCTAACGATCTCGTACCTGTAGAAGAGACTGACGCAAATACTCTTACTTGCTACTTAACAGAAGCAAGACACGTTAGAGTATCTGTAATGTCAATGTCAGATATCTAATACATATCTATAGTGATAAAAAGGGGAGCATTGCTCCCCTTTTTTTATGTTCTTTAAAAAATATATTATAAATAGTAAGTGAACATTCAAAAGGAAAGTTAAATGGTTCCAATGAAACTATATAATATCCAGACAATGAAAAGTCCGGAAAGAGTGAGAGAGGCCATAGAAGAGGCGGTTAGTATCCTAAAACAAAATTGCATTATTGCAGATTTTAATGAAGACGATGTGCGAGAAAGATATTCTGAAGATTTACGACTAGTTAAAAACTATTTAACTATAATGGAGTTGATGTTAGACAATGAGTAAAAGAACTGTACATGGCCCACAACTTCTTACATTTATAAGTAAGATAGAAAAGAACCTAGAAGACTTTAATTTTTATGATGCAAATTCTTCCAAGGAAGATAAAATGGCATATATCCGATATCAGAGAGAACTTTTTGATATCGCAGAAAGAGTTTTAGCAGGTAGTTTATATTTTGTTGGCACATCTCAAGAGGTAAGGGAAGTAAAAAGTTAGAAATATTTTAAAAATATTTCTAATTTTGGTGTTCTTGAGAGAAATAAATCCATAAATATAGACATACAATTACTTGATGAGATTAAATTAATTCTAATTTACGCAAAGGAGAATCATAAATGGCGGATTCAAATCTAAGCACTTCGATTGCTGCAGTACTTTCTAGAGGTCAATCACTTATTTCAAGTGCAACCGCATCAGAACTTGCTGACATCACCGAAGCACTTAAAAAAATCAAAAAGACTGATGATGCAACAGCAGAAACTGCTGTCAATGCAAGAGTAAGTTCGTTGTATTCTACTGCAACGATTGATGAAAAACTCAAATTATCCAGAGCTGTCGCAAATATGTTAGAAACAAAATTTGTAGACGGTATTCAATTTCCAGACGATACTGGACTATCTGATAGAATTCTAAAGACAAATGGTATGTCTACTCAATGGGCGAAAGTATCTTTGTCTGACATGAATGCTCTATCTGGAACTCCGCAAGCTGGAGATATTCTAGTTTACGACGATAGTTCATCTGCATTTGTTTCTACTCCTGCTGATGCTGCAAAGATTCGATACTATGCAGATACCGCAAGTCTCCCCGCTGATGGAGAGAAAGGTGAGTTGGTTCTTTGTGGATCAGATTTCAAATTCTATTGTGTAAAGAGTGTAACTCATAGTGTAACTGCAGTAACTGGTGCATATGTAATCAATTCAGAGAATAATCCTGCATTGACTTTCTATAGAGGAAGTACATACACATTTGCACTTGATGGAACTTCAACTTCAAACCATCCTTTCTATTTTGCGACAAGCAATGCAGGAAGTTTTACTGGTGAATACACAAGTGGAGTAACAAATTCTAGAGCAACATCAGGAAGTGTAACAATCACAGTTCCTTTAGACGCTCCAGAAACTTTATATTATCAGTGTGGAAATCACTCATCAATGGTAGGGACTATTTCAGTATACAGTCCTTGGGTCGCAGTAACGGCTGCAAACTAAAAGAATTATAACGGAGAAAACGAATGTCATATACAGATAGCGCATTAGACGCAGCAAGACTTACAATGGTTGCTGACATCGAAGCACAAGTCTCTACTGCAAATAAAGACGAACTCTTGAAATATGCAAGAATGGTCAAGAATCTAAGAGAAACTGATAATGTAACAATCGAAACATTAATTAACGCAAGATTGGAGTCTCTTCTTGCTACAGAAGATGATGTCGATACTCTCTTAGATCTTTCTGACAGTTTGTCAAAGGTATTGGACTTGGTTCAACCTAATACAGAATCAGGAAGAGAACTTCCTACACAATCCGGTAACGGTGGCAAGTATCTTACAACAGACGGAACAAACGTCTCTTGGGGAACACCAGCATTATCTGATGTTTCTGATTTAACCAGTGTTTCTGACGGCGAAGTTCCAGTTTATACTGGTTCTGGATTTACCGGAGAAACCTTAGTAAACAAAACTGTCGCTGCAGAATATAACTCAGTCGCTGGTTTGCCCGCAAGTGCAAGCAATGGTGACTTTGCATATGTTCTAGAGAACAGTAACATTTATTATTGGAATGGAACTGCGTGGACTGCATTTGGTTCATTTGTAGTTTCCTAATAAGACAAAATAACGAGGGATAAAAGACATGGCAGATTCAAATTTACAAAACGCAATCGGCGCGATGAAAACAAAAATTCGTGCAGAAGTCGGTGGTGCGGATGTAGATAATGTATTAAAGTTGTCTAGGGCTGCAAAGAATACAGGTTTGGATACAGACGGAGATGTTGAGGGAGATTTCAACATTCGAGCATTGTCTCTATCCACAACTGCTACTGCAGGCGAAGTAGACAAGTTAAGTAGAGGAATTAAGAAACTTATCACAAGAGATGTAGATACAGGTGGAGTCCAGATTAATAGTTCTGATGATGTTCCCGCCGGTTCTACAAACCAATACTTTTCTCAGGGTGGAGCAAGAGCATTAGTCCAGACTAGTGGAGACGTAAGTTACAATTCAGTAACTGGTGAATTTTCTTTCACTGCCCCAGCGGGTGGTTTGACAGTTTATACTAATTCATCAGAATTACCTTTGAGTGGAAATAATGCAGGCGATCAAGCGCTTGTTACTTCTACCAACAGACTGTACATCTTCACAGGATCAGGATGGTATAGCGTACCAGTATCTTAATATTTGGTTGGTTCCTTATACTGTCAATAACAAAGTAATTTAAGGGAGTTGCCGAATGGCTGACGCACAACTATCAACGTCGATAACATCAATTAGCGAAAGAGCATCAGAGGTCGCGCAAACGGCCTCTGCGGATGAGTTACAAAAAATATCCAGAGTTGCTCCAAGTCTTGAACAATCAGAAAACGCAGCATTAGAAGTCGCAATCAACACCAGAGCAGCAGCAATTGCTGGAACTGCGTCTGCGGCTGACTTGAAGAAGATTGGAAAGGCAATCGGAAATATGTTGGAACCGCAAACTACTTCTGTATCAGGAGAGTTTATTGGTTCTCAAACTAATCATGCTGGAAAATTCTTTTCTACAAATGGAACTGCAAGAAACTGGGGTGGGGTCACTATGGGTGGACTTCAACAGGTTCAGTTGTCCACTATAGAGAACGATCAGACACTCGTATACAATAGTGTCAGCGGTAAATTCGAAAACTCTTCAAGAGCATTTGATATTCC